TAAAACCATATCTCCAAGAAAAATAGCTACATGATTTAAAGTTGGGTGCATTATAGACATTAATAATACATCTCCCTTTTCTAACTTCTCATCACTTCTAAGTTCTCTGAATCCTGTTCTCCACGCATAACTTTCAAACAAAGGGTCATCTAAAAACTCTTGCGGTGTCATATTTCTTTCATAATCTTTCAATTCAATATTCTTTTCCTGTTTATACCAATCTCTGACAAGTGACCAACAATCAGTTACACCCCAGACCCACGGACGACCCAATAAATCTGGAACGTAACCTTCTGGAATACATTCTCCCCATTCTTCTGTTTTTGGGTTAACAATAT